TCATCCATAGCGTTAGTTGGAAGTGTGAAAGATGGTTGCTCAGGTGGTTGTTCCTTAGCAATGTCTTTACTGCCGAGTGTAAACCCGAATAGTTTTAGAGCCATTAAGTATTCATCCTAAAAATTAAGGAAAGGCCGAAGCCTTTCCCTATTACACTACACCGTCTGAAACGGATTCCCACCACTGATAGGTAAGCGTTACAGAAAACTCTTCGATTGTGTCGTTTGAACCCCAATCAACATCAATAGGGGTAATATCAGAAGGAAATAAACCAACAAATTTATATTTCTTGATTGCATTTCCTTGCTTGCCGTATTGTGTAACTTCTCCGTCAACGGAATAACCACTTGGGAGAAGAGCGGCTGGATTTCGAACATTCAGATTGTGACTGTTAATGCCGTTCATCCATCTTTCGAAAGCATTACGAATGACAAAATCTTCATCGTTAATAATTGTGATAGTCCAATCGGCGAAAGTTCTGTTACCAACAAACTTTAACTCTCTACCAAAATATTGAACAGGTACAACTCCCAGGGTTGATCCTGGAAGTTGAGCTGTTTTACACATGAAAGTTGTTTTTGTTTGAGCGGTTCCTGGTGCTGAGAACGCAGGAAACGGCAACGAAACTTCAAATAGATTAGGACGGGCACCGTCCCCAGTCATCTGGGAACGGAATTCGTTTACGTTAAAAGCCATTTAATTATCTCCTGTTTCTCTATTTATTAGAATCTTCCAACAACTTCTTCAAAGCTTACGCCTGTGCGTACTGCAACGAAGTTAAGTTGGATGAAGTTAATTGAGCGAGCAGGTTTGATGTAGATGTCACCAACAAACTCGTTGCGATCAATAACTTCACCTGTGTTATTGCTTTCATCGCAGACAACACGGAAGTCTGTAATACCACGACGACCTTGAACATCACGCAGATAAGGCTCAACTAGGTTAACAAACTGTGCTCTTGTGAATTGGTCGTTGAATTCGAACAGTGAAGAACGAGCTGCACGAGCAATTGCCTTTTCAAGAACAATAAACAGGCGGCGAACATTAATACGGTCAAATACTGATGGGCGACTTAACATAGTCTTGTCACCAAACAGAACAGTACCTTCTCCCTGGAATGTAGATACAGGGTTAATTCCTTTTACATACAGATCATCACGTTCCGCTTTTGTTGGATTCCAAGAAAGTTTAATTACATTCTTGATTTGACCACGATTGAAACCACCAGGTGAGAACCATGGATCACGTTCTAAATCTGTACGAGCACATGTTCCCGCAATGTCACCGTTCAGAGGAACCCAACGGTATACATCATTGTATTTGTCGTACTGATACTTATAACCAGAATCTATTACAGCGTATGACGATGATGTAAGTGTATCACGATAAGCTGTGACAGATGCCGATTCAGAACCAGCATTATCTACAACAGATGCTTTTGTTGGCGATAAGAACACCATGCAGTCTTTACGCACTTCAGCGATATTCGAAATCAGATGAGTAGCGATTGTAGCATTACCTGGACCAGAAACGATCAGTGAAATATCGATTGAGTCTGGATTAGCGAAGTAATCATATGCAGTTACAATCTGAGAGTTGCCAATTGTTCCATCAGCACCACCAGTCATAGAAGCATAGAAAGGATTTCTTAGTCCGTTTGCGCCATCGAAAGTTGTTCCTGCCGATAAGCTACCCCAGTTGCTATTACCTGGTACATGTGAAGTCCACCATACATAACGTGAACGGTCATTTAGAACATTCACATAGTAGTTTGTCGAACCGTCACCAAACTTAGCGTCGAAAGCCTTTGATACGAAAGAGAATTTTTCAAGAACAGTGTTTGCTACACCATTCGAAAACTTGCCATCTTCGTCAATAACGATAATGTGCATTTCGTCACCAGATCCACCGGCTGAAGAAACAAAGTCTGAAGTTGCTGGTGCAACACCAAAGTTGTCAGCATATTGCCACTTACGAAGAATTGCTTTGCCTTCTTCTACAGCTCCTGGTGCTGTGGCTGTTACGATAGCTGTTGCATTAACTGAGGCTACACGAATGTATGTTGTACCACCGTCAACAGAGATCAGATCGCCAGACTGTAAGTTAGCTGCAGCGTTGGCGTTACCTTGAACATTAATTACTGTGGCGCCAGAAGTTACAACATTAGTCTTTAAAGAGTCTGTTACTGTCAAGTTTGAAGAGAAAGCCTGAGAAGAAGCGCAGACCGAAACTCTTAAACTATTTCCTAGAGCTCCAGCCCACTTTGCTGTCATTGGGCCTAGTGTTGTATTTGATGTTGACCAGTTTTCGGCGTAATCACTTTCATTCTTAATTAAAACTCCAGAGCCGTTCGCACTAGAATTTAATGTGGAAGTTGTATTTGCCGCACGAACAACTTTTAAATTGTTTGAGTATGCTAGAAAGTTTGCTGCTGAGAACCAGTATTCATAATTTGTACTGTCTGGTTTACCAAATCTATCCGCAAGACGGGATTCATCAGAAATGGTAGTGACTTCACCAACGGGTCCCCAAGCAAAAGGACCAGCAAAAGCGCCAATGGAAGTGGCGACTGAAGGGACGATTGTAGTCAGATCGATCTCTGATACATTTACCCCAGGTGATAGCTGAAATGCCATGGATTTCTCCTTTTGTTATTGGGTCAATTGTATTTATAATTAATGATCTATTTAGTTTTTTACAGATTTGAGGAAAGATAACCCTTTTCAGACCAAATATCAGAGCCATCATGCACATACTCTTCTTTTCGGCCATCGTCTATGATTCCAACTGGTGTCAAATCTTCTTCAACTAACATGTTATTTTCTTCCAACATATACTTGCGTATGTCAATATTCGTAGCTTCTTTGAAATAGGACTGTGCGGCCAACCAAGAAAACAGAACTAATCCCATAACCAGATCGTCATTATTACCTTCTTCTGCCATATAACTGTCTCTTTGGCGAACGAAAGTGTTCAATTCTGCTATGGTATCGAAATCGGAAATGATTAACTTATCATTTTCGACGAGAGTTTTTAAGTTAGCACAACCAATCTTTTTAACAGACTTTGTGGTTTTAATACCAAAAGAGGTCGATCTTTTGAATCCTGCGGAAATACTTTGACCTTTAATGTGGTGATGTTCTAACTTATAGATGTTTTCATATTCTAGATCATAGTGTAGAATATCAACAACCTGTTGACCCACATTATTTGTTTCGATTAGGGCATACGCTTCATTATATCTCTTACATAATGAATATATTATTGTAGGAAAAAACAATAAAGGCAATTTATTGTTTCTGTACTTTGCTACTTGCCTATAAGGAACCTCAGACACATCAATAATATTAATTGTTGAATAATCTTGTTCAACTCCCTCTGAGCAGTCTACAGTACCAATGTATAGCCTACCCGGTTTAGGTTGTTCGTAAATGTCCAAACCTTCTTCAGAATGTATTGGAGTATGAAAGGCCAATGATCTAAGTTTAGCACCAGAAATAAGTGTTGCTGAAGAACCGATAAATTCGGTTTCAAATTCTTGTCTAAACTGTTCTTCAGAAGTGTTTCGAATCGTTTCTTCTTTCCAGGCTTGATCTCTACCTGGAACCATAGACCAATGAACTTCAATTGGTTTATACGTTGATCTGCCTTCTGAAGCATCAACCCACATCTTGTAAAAATGGTTCAAACCATAAGGAGTCGAAACGATAATAACCTTTGTGGTTTTACCGGAAGAAATAACTGGATAGGTCGATGTGAAGAATTCATCTGCCATGTTTTTTGGAACGAAGGCAAATTCATCAAGGAAAATTAAGTTATAAGAACCACCTCGAACACCAGCTGCCGATGTGGCATAAGCAGCTATTTTTGATTTGTTCTCTAACTCGATATTACCTTTGTTCCAAGTAATGACACCTTGTTGCAACCAAAGAGGAAGATATTCATAAGCATACTGAATTCTCCCTAAAATATCACGAGCAAGAGAACCTTTGTTTGCTAAAATAGCAATGCTATAATCATCGTTAAAAAGAACAGACCACAACATATAACCTACTGTCGTAGTAGTTTTACCAACTTGGCGTGGCATCTTACAGATACAAAAACGATTTTCGTGAAAGTCACGAACCATGCCTTCTTGAAAAGGCCACATTTCAAAAGGTATCAGACCACGATCTACGTTGACAATCTTTACATAAGTCTTAATGAAATAGACCGGGTCTTTCGAACACTTAATTATTTCTGCTACTTGTTCTTCGGTGTATTGAAGTTCTACACCTACTTTTTTTATGTTAGCATTACCAAGGTATCCAATATCATTCATTATTTTGTAATACTACGAAGCATCCAACGATGTTTGTGATGAACGTCTATTCTACCTGCTAAGAAGTCCGCTAAACCTTGTTTATCGAATTGATCGGCCAATTTAAATGCCATATTCAAACTATTTAAAACAATTTCATTATCAAGCATTAATCTATTTGCCATTTCAATTCCCATAGGAACATTCAATTCATCTTGAATATCGGATAATTCCATGTAACGAGAAAATGAACCTGGTGCATAGGCATCCAAAGCACGAATCTGTTCGGCGATAGGGTCTATAGCACCATGAAGCTCTTCATAAAGATTTCCAAAAAATTCGTGGTATTGTGGAAAATTTGGGCCTTCCACATTCCAGTGATAGTTATGTGCCTTCAAGTACATTGCAAAGGTGTCGGCAAGTACCTTACGCATCATTTCTACTAAAGTGTCCATCTCTATTCCTTATTTGCTATTTTTCAAAAGTTTAAATAATTCGGTAGTAGAGCCTACAAA